TGTGCTTCCTGCACCTGCAGTGGCAAAAATATCGCTCGTGCTTAGATTTGTTGATGTGATGACTTTGAATTCCTGTGAATCTTGGTCATACCTCAATCCAAATTCTTCAAATGCCTCTATCCTGTTGACCATGTCTGCTTCCAAGGTTGCTGAGAATGATGTCGTGAAAGCTGGTATCACTTCATTGATCACAGATCCATCTGGTATTATGTCGTTGATCGTTATTGGTCCTGTGCCATCTTCGAGATTTCCTACACCTTCATTGGCTCCATCTAAAACAACTGCACCTATCTTGGCCCATGCCCTGTCCTCTGCGTTGTCTGTACCTGCTGTGACTAACTTGTCGTTTAAAAATTCTCTGGTGTCCGGTGATGTGAATTTGATCAGTGCACCTACTTTTGCGTATTTCAAATTTGATGTTGCGGAATCTCCAACAACCAGTGCTCCACCTGATGTGAAGTAACCCGTGTTGGTGTTTGTTCCTGTTGTTGTAGAATTCCAAGTTGCACTCAGACTGCTCAGGTCCTTGGTAGCGTACTTCAGGTAGTAGAACTGTCTGGCATATGATTCTTTTAATTTTGCTTCAACCGATGTGTCTATGGTTGACTGTATCTCACTCCTGTTGTTGAATGCGAATGTGAACTGCTGTACACTTTCATCTCTGTATAAAATTCCGTCTTCCGCGAACACGTTCACGTTTGAGTATGCACCTGTTGGATCTAGCACTTCCTTGGCTCTTGATATGCCTGATGCTGATCTGTTCACTGATCGTACTTTGACTATTTCCTGTGATGCTGAAAGTGGCACGACTTGGTAGTCCTCGGCAGTGATCATCCTGTTCTGTGAATAATAAACCTGTGCGGCCTTTTCCTTGATCGAAGCGTTTGACTCTGATGCGGCACTGTTGTACACCGATGATTTCAAACCCATTGTTATTGTCAGTGTCTGCTGTGCACCATTGCTGTCCGTGTATGGTACTGTGACTTGTACATTCTGCATGTCAGCTGGTTGTATAGCGAACTTGGCATTGTCACTAGTCCTGTGATATGATCTGAACGAACCCAATGGAATATTTGAAAAATTGCCGTCTCCAAACACAAGATCAACAGAATCGTTGTTTTTAGTCACAACATTGTAAGTGTCTCTCTCTGCTTTTGACAGTGAGTTGTATATTGCATTGTTTCCTGCCAGTGATGGTACCATGGTCCATTTTTTTGATAGCTGTCCAAACTGGTCCAGCTGGTACAACCACACATCAGTATCGTTGATGTCCGTGGCCGCTAACGAGTACACGTAGTTCGTTACGGATGTTGCCACACTAAAGTCTATGCTTTGTAAACTTCCTTGTTTGAAAAGGAAGAAGAATCCTGTGTTGTTAGAACTGTCACCGGATCCATCTGATCTGTATGTGTATGTCAACCCTGATCCTAATACAGGATCTGCTTCATATATCGATTCCGAATTGTTTATCGAACTTGGTACTATTTCAAATTGCCTAGAGGTTCCTCCCACACTTTTTACAAAGTTGAATATTGGTAGGTCGGTCTGGTTAGAACTTAATGTGTACACCTCTGTTGATATACCGCCTATCGCTCCTGACTCCCTGGGACTGCCGAACAGTTGTCCTGTCTGGTTGGCCGCGTTCAGTATTGATGTGAACTGTTCTCTGTAATTTGAGTTTGCACTATCATTCCAAATCACTGTGCTGTTAGCAAGATTGGTTCCTGTTGAATCTGCAACGTCCTGTGTTGTAGATATAGAATCTATCTTTAGAAGTCCTGTTGCTGGTAGATTTCTCTTTGCATTGTAGTTGATCAGTCTTGCCAACCTCAAAACCGAATTCCTTCTCTCGGCTGTTTCAAGGAAATTCTCCCTTGCATTCAAGTCAACCCTGAATGAAAGTGCCTGAGCCACATAAGCGATCAAATCTATAAGTGCGACATATTCAGAACTTTCCACGAAGTCATTGAAATCATCTGGATAGTTCTCACGTAAGTATGCCACCATGGTCCTTCGAAGTGTCTCGAAGTCGTAGCTCTTGAAATCCGCCTGTTGGAATGACTGGTAGATCTTCCTCCAATCCTCGGCAACTAGTAATCTGTTCTGTCTGTCTGTTGTGGCCATAATGTATCAATGTGTTAACAACGATATTTATGTGTTAGGAAATGTGCGTACTTTAAGATAGGCGCAACAGTGAGTTCTCATCAAAGTTGAATTGTAATTTCTCAGTGATGTTCAGGGGAACATACGTGATAGTGGCCTGTATGGATATGCCATGATCCACTTCAGATACCAATATTTCCTCTGTGGAGATACGTGGATCTGCGTTTAGATTGGCTGTGATGTCCTCGACAATGGCGTCTTTGAGTGCATCTGTGAACGGTTCAAACAGTGCATCGTATATTATGGTGCCAAATTCCGGGTTCTCCACCCTCTCGCCCTTACGTATGCTCAACCTGTTGATCAGGTCCTGTTTGGCCACTTCGAAGTCATACAGTTTGAAGTTCTTCTTGTCCGCCCTGGAACTGAAGCCTTTGAAGGTCACTTTACCGTTATTTGGATTTGCTGTGTCTCCGCCACCGTATGCCATTAGTTCAATCTCCTAAATTCAACATCCACCTTGCTGTAATCTACCATGTAGAATCCTGTGTCTGTCATTTCTCTCGCCCATGGAACTTCCTGTGCCATCACGCCCTCGTATGTCCCATCAGTGTGTTTGTATTTAAACGAATATATGTTGATGCCCGAGGGTGACTTGCCAATTAACTTGATGTCTTCCTTGAGTCTCACATCACTAAATCCTTTAAAGAAGGTACTTACTGCCGTTCCAATTCCACTGCTGGCTATGGAACTTCCCAACGAACCCAATGATGCGAAGGCCCCTGTTCCACCAAGAGAGATGCCCCCGACCGACTTCATCAACGTGGAGAATCCCGACGCCTGGAAGCTGGGACCATAACCGCTGTGTTTGAAGAATTTTGATGCCGTACTTGCTATGCTAGATGACGATAACACGTTTGTGATGTTACCTGCCAAGACATTCTTGTACACGTTTGTGACCGTGCTTATGTCGTTTGCCACTGATCCTATGTTTCCTATGTTTAGGTTTCCTGTTATGCCCTGTACATTTTTCAACACGTCATTTAGACCTGTGCCATATACGTTTCCACTTGTCCCAAATTCATCTAAAACGTTTCCTGCTTTACTGCTCCCCAGTGAGAACAACTTCCCGGCATTGTTGACGAACACGTTGTCCTTGAACAACTGCACTGCACCAGATCCGGATATGCTTTCTATCACCTGGTTGGTCAGCTGTGTCGTTACATTGCTTTTGACACTGGCTATTGTGTCGTTGACGTTGAAGTTCTTCAACTTGTTGGATATGCTTTCTATATCTTTGAACGTGCCCTTGGCCTGATTTATCACGTTGAACGTCTTGTCATAGTTGTTTCCAAAATCTGTCACGAACTCTCGGGCCTTGATAGCATTTGTGGAATTGCCCATCTTTTCCTTTAGTATTCTCTCTGCATCTGCCTGGAACTGTCCAAGCCTTATGCTCTCTATGGCCGATACCCTATTTTTCTGTTCCATGTACTCCACCGTGCCTGGTGTGCTGGACAGCCTGTACCACTGCTTGGTGTCCAGACGATCGCCCAGTGGATCCGAGCTTGGTAGGTGTCCTTCCGAAGTGAAGGCCTTGAATCTTGGCATGGGTTCGTGCGTGACGAATCTGTGTACCGTGGTCTTTGTTTTCTTGGTGAAAGATTGCAGTGGTTGTATGCCCTTCTTGGCCAGCTCCACATCTCCCTCTTCCCTGGGTGTCATTCCCACCTTGTCTGTGGTCAGCCATGTTGGTCCCCATGATGAGCTCGCACCTGTTGAATTCATGTGTACCTGCGATCCTGCCAGGTGTATTGCTCCACCGGCTCCATGCAGTTGCACACCTTCTGTGAATGATGACAAGCCATCCCTTGCATAGTCCCTTATGGATCCTGCATGTGAGGCATTGAATATTCCCTTGTCTCCGAGGTTGAACATGGCCGAGGCCGACTGTACCATGTCCGTCTCCGCACCCATCCTTATGGATCCCGCGGCGTGCATGTTTATGTTGGCATCACTGTGTAGGTTGAAGTCACCCTGTGTCCTGATGTTTATCCCACCCACTCCTGAGTAAAGATCTATCTTGCCATCTCGGTTCATCTCTATCCATGCGTTACCCGAACCATTGGCTATGTAAACTATG